AGGTTTCTTCTAGCTCTGCATAGTGGTGATGTAGATAATAGCTTTTCTTATTATCTGCTGTTAGCGTATAACCGCGTTCTTGCATCCAAACTGAGAATGCCCATTCCCAATCTAGTAAAACACCGTCTGCGTCTGTGAGTATAAGTTTGTTTTTCATACCATATTATAGCATAATTTAACCTTTGTGTCAACGGGCTAAGTAAAAGATGACTATAATAATCGCAACTTTGGTGATGGTTCAAATTACCATTGCCTGTGTTACTCTATTCCTACATAGAAGCCAGGCACACAGAGCAGTACAATTCCACCCTGTCGTAGAACATTTTATGCGTTTTTGGCTTTGGCTAACAACAGGAATGGTAACCAAACAATGGGTGGCTATTCACCGCAAGCATCACCAGAAAAGTGATCAGGAAGGTGATCCACACAGTCCACAGATCTACGGCATTTGGCGTGTGCTATTCAAAGGCTGGATCTTGTATCACGATGCCAGCAAAGACACAGCTATGGTCGAGAAACTAGGTGTTGGTACACCTGATGACTGGATTGAGCGTAAACTTTATACTCCACACAGCCGCTTAGGGATTCTAATCATGTTGGTCATAGACCTTGTTGTTTTTGGCCCTATCGGACTAGTAGTGTGGGGTATTCAAATGATTTGGATCCCTATGTGGGCAGCAGGAGTAGTCAACGGACTAGCACATTGGGTTGGCTATCGCAACACCGATACCAAAGACACCAGTCGTAATCTAGTGCCTTGGGGCATATGGATTGGCGGGGAAGAACTACACAACAATCATCACGCAGATGGAGCAAGTGCCAAGTTCAAACATCGTTGGTGGGAAATTGATATAGGTTGGATCTACATTCAGATACTGTCAACGCTAGGATTAGCAACAGTAAGAGCATAAGAAAAAGCACCCGAAGGTGCTTTTTCATTCTCTACTACAATATATACCGCTATGCGGCTAATGAACTTTATAAACTAATATTTACTTCTTAGCGCCAGCATTGACAAATGCGTACATTTTCTCTGCTGTTTCTAGAACTTTGTCTAGTCCTGGAAAAGTTGGCATGTCTACTTTGGTAACGATCTGACCAGTCTTCTCGTCACGAGTAGCAGTCATTTCCCAACCTTGGAACTTGGCTTGGAAGTCGTCTTGTACTAGGCTCTTGGCCATGCCCAAGATATCTGTACGGATTTCATAACCGTTCTTGTTGAATTTAACTTCTGGTAGCTTTGGTGCTGTAAAAATTTCTGACATAATAATCTCCTGTGTGTTAATGTCTGTTGCTAACAACTACTTCTTTTTCGCTGTTGACTTATTATATATGCTCTGTGACAGAAAAGCAACTTATTTCTTGAACTTGTTTACTCGTTCCTTAATAAGTTTAACCACTACGTCACTGAGCACAACCTCATAGTGGTTATAATCTACTTCTACTAATTCCATATCATCATGATGTTTTTGACTGGCAATAGTCACAACACCGTCATTGGGTTCATGCATAAATGCACTTTGTCCCTTTACAGTAACGATGTTAGTCCAAGGATGCTGGATCTTAATCTTACTGGCCTGCTTCATAACCCAACTGCTGGGACCAATGTCACGCATTAGTCTGCTGAATGGTAAAAAGTATTGAGCATAGTCCGCCACTTCAGCCCCACCATATGGAGTGCTCAATGTTACAGCACCCTTAATACTCATGGGCATTGTATTGGCTAGATGCAAACTGTAGATACCGCCTAAACTATGTGCAACAAACACTATGTCCTTATGGGCTTGTAGTGTAGACTGCATATCTTTTAGGTTGTTTTCAAACCCATTGCGACTGTCGTAGTTGATATCTACTCCGTCTCCTAATTTACTTCTGATATAGTTGAAGCTTTCGCTGGTGGCATTGGCACCGTGTATATAAACTAAGTTCATAGTGTATATATCTCTTGCGGTGCAACAATTTACTTGGTCATTAGGGCTTTGGCTTCAGCATACATTCCTGCTCTAGCCAGTGCTGAAGCAGCACGGGCTTGTCCCATACTAGTGCTGATACTGTACAATAAATTTAATAGTTTTTTCATAGATATTTTTCCTTTTGAGAATTAAATTGTCGGATGTAATTTTCCAACTGTGCGGCATCGGTAATGCCTTTGGTTGCTAGATACGCATCTAGACTTGATTGATAACTGCTACCCGGAAACATTTCACTTAAACGTTCTAGGATAGACTGCATCTTTTCTGATAGATATTTCATTTTGTATTTCCTCTGTATGTGTGTAGAGACTTATGGTTTCTACTGAGTATTTAGTTATTGTATGCTGCGACTGCACAAAAAGCAAGAGATTGACATTCAAATTAAAGTTAGTTACAATTAGATGTAATTTGAAGTAAATATAGTATAGGAATTTTTTAATGAAACTTCGCACTAGATCGATTCTGCAGGAACTTAATGAAATCGCTGAAGTACGCAATACAGACAGCTTGATTGAAAGCCGCGCCACCAACATTATCAATTCTGCTATTAATCTGCTTGAGAGCATACACAAGCATTACGATGCTGAAAGTGCAGACGAGCTAGAACGCCGTCTTATCAATGCAATCAAAGGGCAAGACCCTGCCAAATTTACTCGGGGAGTACGCAGATTGGCAGAATCTCGCAAACAGAAAAGAAAATTAGATGAATCAAATGACAACTGAAATTGAAAACAAGCAGACACTGTTAGCCAGCATTGCCCGAGCTAGAGATCTAGAATTAGTAGAAAGCTGGGAAGACACTGATCAAAGAGCCAAAGAGTATCTTGGACAAACTGCGGTAGCTAAGGATTTGGCCACAGTTGAAAGCATTGTGAGCTTTATTAAAAAACTGCCTCGTTACGAAGAATTAGTTGAATCTGCTAGACTAGCAGGACTTGACTTACCTAGAGCAGATACCATCGAAACCTATCAACCAGGCACAATTGGTTGGATGCGTAGACTGATCAATTTGGTTGCATAACCGTCAAAAAACTAGTCAAACCCCACGATTTTTTGTCTCCAATATAAATACTATGCCGGCCTCTGAGCGAGGTCATTGATTAAAGGAGAACATATCATGGCAGATCTATCAGCAGTTTATCAAACATACAGCAATGCAGGTGCAGGTATTGCAGCGTCTTACCTACCAGCAAACAGAAAAACAATCAACGGACAAGGTATTGCAGGACGCACACGTATTATCAATCTTGCAAACACAAATATGACACAAGCAGAACTAGATGCAGCAATCCTGTTTCTACAAACAGGCGGTACAGCAGGCACCAACGACGCACACGTAGTTGTGGGTGTTAGTTGCCTAACAGAATCAGGTGTATTCACACCAGGAACAACTGACAATGTACAAGTTGCAATCCAAGGCACAGGCGCATTTACCGCTGCCGCTGACTTTGGCGGTGTTACTGATACAACATCATCACTATTAGCTGACTTCGCTGGTTTACAGGCTTAATAGTTTTTAATTCTCAGGGATGGGAAGACTAAGCACCCTTCGGGGTGCTTTTTTACGGCTGTCTAGTCTATCGGTGTAAATAGTAGCATATTATGGCACGATTCCAAATTATAACTCTAGTAGACATCACTCAGACCAATCCACACAGGTCGGAAACAGATCAACACCTATTATCACAACAGGCCAACTTCAACAGTCTCATCCAGGCCATCGGACTTAGAGCCAACGTTGTTTGGGTAAGCCGACCTAAAGAACGAAACGGAGCCCTACCAAAAGGCCTAGACGGCAAAGCGGTATACTGGACATGGACATTTGATGTTGAGCGTGACGATGTGTTTCTTAGAGACGGAGATTCAGTGGCACTGTTGGTTGATGATCTCAATGGGGTTCCGGTCATACCCAACCTAAACAATTCTGTAGAACTAGATCCTGCTTGTTTCATCAGCAAAGGCACAAATGCCAATATTTGGGTCTATGAAATTGGCGAAGATGAATAAATAAAACATATAGGCATATCACCATTAGGCATTTCAGAACACTTAGGCACATGGCTCAAATCGAGCACTTGACTTAACATAAAAGGAAACTAGCCTACATGGCCACAAAAGAAGCGGTAGCACAACTGGCTGCATTACCTGAACGGGTAGCTGTAGTTGAGATTAAAGTAGAAGCAATTAACGAAAAACTTTCTGACATCAAAAGTGATGTCAAGGAGATGCACGACTGCCTAGATAACACCCGTGATCTACTTGCTGACAAACTAAAAGAAATGGCAGAAGCTTCTAACAGTCAACATGCAGAACTTGCTAGTAAGATTGGTGACCTAGAAAAAGTCAAAAATAAATGGCAACAATATGTCATGATACTATTGGCATTTGGAGCCGGTACTGGATGGTTAGGGCATGTGAATGCCGCACAAATACTCAAGTTCATAGGACTGTAAACTACGAACACTTAAATAAGGACCATAGGTCCTTTTTTTATGACAGACATCCGTAGACAACTTGATCAAGTTGTCAGCAATACCCTAGCGCAACATATAATTCCTGTAAAAACCGCAGAAGGAATTCTTGTAGGCTCAGTATTGATTGTCAGCGAAGGTGCTGTTAAACATATATCCAGAAATGGAGAATATCTTTACAAAAACATCAGCCTAAATGCAGTGGCAGTCAAGTTAGCCAACCTGCTGGCCCGACACAGATCAAGCATACTCGCAGATAGAATATACCGAGCAGATCAAGAATATGCTAAATGGTTCACTGACAGTCAACTACTGCTGAAAAAACATCACTCCGCAGCTAAAAACAAAGAATACGATCGTGCCGATACCCTATGGGCTAAGTACATAGAGAGCAAGGATCGTACTGTATCAGCCAAAAATGCTGTAACGGGTTTAACTTTATTCTGAATAAATAGTATATCAATCTGGATCCCCTATAATGAGAACAACAGACCTTTTTAACTTTAATAGATCTTCTAAAAGATTAAATGAATCTTTGCACAAGACCTTTGGTACAAGAATCAACTTTGAATCGTTTGATACTCCAAAGCTGGAAGATGCTCGCAACAAGCTACGCACTCAAATTCATACTGCTCGTACAGCCAGCGGATTCAATGAAACTGTAGAAAACGAAACATTGACCAAGGCACAGTTCATGCACGATGCTATTGTTGCTGAACTAATGGATCGTCAAGAACACATTGTTGATACCACTATACCAGAAGGATTTGGATCAATTGAAGAAGAAGTCGCAAAAATAATGAAACAGTTCGACGAGGACATGCTTGAGATTGACGGCTACGGTATGCCGGACGAAGACAAGATTGTTGAGCTATTGAAACAAGGTGATGTAGAAGGTGCGTTAGATTATGTGTACGGTTCCTATGCTGATCGAGACGGCGGTGAGCTTCGAGACATGGACAACTATATCGAAGATTTAGAAGACCAATTCAAAGACCTTGCACAGGGCGGTGACACCGATGATGAAGGTGGTGATACTGATGACGGTTATGCATTAGCCAGTGCAGGATTTGGATCAGATGAAGACTACGGTGATTTTCCTGAAAGCATTACAATGGAACGCGATAGAGATCCAGAAGATTGGGATGAAGGTAACACTGAACCTCCAAACAATTTCGCAGTCAGCATCAACGGCAAGCAGTGGAAAGTATTCAAAGGTCGTGGCCGTTACGCTGAAGATCGAAGAGAACAACAGCATTTTCAAATGCTTAAAGACTGGGCTCGAAAAAAATCAGAAGCCACAGGTAAGAGGTGGGAAGTTTCCGTAACTGGGGCACCTGCCACTGAAAGCATTCAAACAGAATTAAGTACAAACACTTTGAAGTCTTATCAAGACAAAGCAGGCAAAGAAATCGTCCACACAATGACTTCCGGCGATTATATGACCACAGACAAGAGTGCAAAGAAAGTTATGAATCGTATGAAAGGCAGTGAAAAAGCTGACAATAAGATTTACAAAAAAGAGAATGAAAGCATAGAACAACCAGGAGATGATATGCGTAATCTAAGAGAAGGTGAGATCCAGCAGGCCAGCGCGATCGTCACAGCAAAAACAATGGTTGACCGTGTTGGTCGCTGGATTGAAGAACTAAGCGGTATGGAGAACGAAACTCTATTACAGCTAGGAGATAGTATCCGTGACGAAATGGGTCAAGAGCAAGCTAAGGCTTTTATTGAAGCCGTTGCTCCTGCTATCCAAGCAGCACTAGACAATCTAAAACAAACACGCGACACACTGTCAACCGGTGTTCGTAGTCTAGCCAGTGGCGAGCCACCAGAAGGCATGTTAGGTGCCGAGCCAGAGATGGGTGGTGAAATGGGCATGGACATGGCAGGTCCTGACACAATGAATGAGCCAGAAATGGGTGCCGAAGAAGATCCATTCGCAGCAGCTGAGCCAGGCGCTGGCGGCATGGAAACCACAGGCCGTGAACAACGCGAAAGCATTGATCGCCAAAGCCGCTTGATGAAGATCCTAGCAGGATGAAAATTACAGAGTTTACCAGAGACCGTCAGGTTATTGAACTTGGCGCCCCTGGCGCAGTAGCCGGCGCTATGGCCAGTGCAGTACAAGGTGCCGCTGGCGGCGGCGCTCCTGCTGCTCCGGGAGCACCTGCTCCAGCACCTACTATGGGTGGCGGTGCACAGGATCCACAGCAGCTACAGAAAATGGCTGCTGCCAGTGCTATGCAAATGGCCGAACGTAAAAAACAAATCCAAGACGATATCAAAGCTAAACAACAAGAGATCCAAGATCTACAAAAAGAATTGGCCACAATAAAATGAGATTTTTTGAATTCGCAGGTGACGATGAAGGTGATAGATTCATTATGGTTCTTCGTAACTATATTGGTCGAGCCGCATCAAAGAAAGCTCCAAGTAAATTAAATTGGGGTGGACTAAACAAGGTGTTGTCAACCAGCGGATTTGAATTGACTGCCGATTACGAAACTTTCAAAAGCATGTACGACTCAAGTCCTGCACTACAGGCCATGGTTAAAAACTTCAACGACGATGGCATTGAACTCAAAGTGCCAGGCGCACCAGATGAAAAGAATTCTCCTGGCACACAAGACAGCCAGGCAGCAGTGGACCAAATGGCCGCTACCGCAGCCCCACAACAATTAGCCGCTCAGGCTTGACAAACTAATATCTTTACTGTAATATATACAGTATATGAATATTACACCTCCTCCATTTATTGAGCGTTTCCAATATAAAGGCTGCGTTCAAGTCAACGACCCAGTTACGCGAAAGCGTGTCTATCAAACTCCAGACGGAGAAACTCTACCATCAGTGACAACTATTCTTAGTGCTACTAAGGATATGACGCACCTGAACGAATGGAAGAATCGTATTGGGCATGCCAAGGCACAGCAGATTACCACAGAAGCCGCAGGCGTAGGTACTGCCATGCACAGTAACCTAGAGCGTTTTATTGCCGGCATACAAAGACAGCCAGGCAACAATCCTGTTCATGTGCAGGCCAATCAAATGGCTGATGTTATCATCAACAACGGACTTAGCAAGGTAAATGAAGTATGGGCTATGGAACAGAGTTTATACTTTCCTGGACTGTATTCAGGTACCACTGACCTAGTAGGTGTCTATGACGGCGAACCAGCTGTTATGGACTACAAACAGACCAACAAGCCCAAGAAAGCAGAATGGGTGGAAGATTACTATCTACAACTGGTAGCCTATATATTAGCACATAATGAAGTCTACGGCACAAATATCCGTCGTGGCATTGTGTTCATGTGCAGTCGTGCTTTTGAATATCAACAGTTTGAAGTAAAGCCTGAAGATTTCAACAAGTATCAAGACATGTGGTTAAACAAAGTTGAAGAATACTATACAACGGGCCTTCAAGGGTACAAGCAACTGCTAACCCAATAAGATAAATACCCTATAACGGGAATTTATCTATGGCTGTCGTACAGATATCAAAAATACAACAAAGACGCGGGCAAAAACTACTAAGTGGTATGCCGCAACTCAGCTCTGCTGAACTAGCATGGGCTGTAGATACACAAGAATTATTCATCGGAAACGGATCTGTCGCTGAAGGTGCTCCTTATGTGGGCAACACTAAGGTTCTTACAGAACACGATAATATTCTAGAACTTATCGGCAGCTATAAATTTGCTGAGACTGACCTTAGCATTACTGCCAGTATCTTTAGATCCCTACAGTCTAAGCTAGACGAGATACAGGTCAGCGTTATAGACTTTGGTCCTCAACCAGATCCAAGCACAAATCATACACCTCATTTTACAACAGCATTTACACAGTTATTTCAAAATGCCAACACACGTTATAGAAAAGTATTGACGATTCCTAATGGTCATTACTATTTTACCAGTACTCTAAGAATTCCTAGCAATGTTATTCTTCGTGGAGAAACACAAGACGGTGTTATATTAGACATTGGCGCAAACGCCATTGAGTTCTTGTCTGCCGCGGGTACCGATGTTCTAGGCCCGTTCACCAGCACTGACCATCCAATAAATGTTTCTATCAGCAATTTAACAATACAGTATACCACAGGCGGTATGGATATCACCGGCCTAAAAGATTCTAGGTTTGAATCTGTAAAATGGAAATCAACTTATACTCTAGGTGATACTGTGTCGTCCCCTGTCCTAGCATCTCAGAGTTATGATTTATCAGCTATTGCTAACACTGGTAACATTAGAATTGCTGGTACAGGATTGACTTCTAGCCCACTGATCCAAGTTTTTACCAGCGACACTGTTACCACAGTTGAAGCTATTGTAACAGCACTAAATCTAGATACCACATTTGACAATAACTTTGTAGCCAGTCGTGTTGCTGAGTCATTGATTATTACGGCAACCACAGTCAGCGGATTATTAGCTGCTGACATTGAAACATATTTCACTATCACTGTTACTCCAACTAGTATTCTAACTCCGTTCGAAGTTGATCCTGTGCCTACACAAGCCAGCTCAGGTATCAACAATACTAACTCTGCTCTATCGTGGGTCAATAGCAATTTTGGAACTCGTACAACTGGTATTGAATTTATTGATTGTGAATTTGATTCTTTAGCATTGGCCATAAAGTGTATTCACAATCACGGAGAAAGTGATGTATTTGATACCGAGCTAACCTTTGATAGTTGCCGTTTCTTTGTGTGTGATACAGCAGTATATGTTGAAGGAGTGGTTGATCGACAAGGACATTTATGGACCTTTAACGATTGCCGATTTGAAGAAATTGCCAAGCAGGCATTCTTCTCTACCTTTGGTACAGGCACATTGATTAAAGACAGTGAATTTAAAAATGTAGGCAACGGCGTAAACGGTGCTGCATATCCAGAAACTGAAATGGTTAGATTCAGTACAAAGTTTGGTAATGTAGTAGAAAATTGCCGCAGTGATCGTCATCAAAGTGCAGGCATTACTCTTGTTGACACTAAAGCAGGTGTTCCTGAAGTTTCCAATGCTGGTAGTGTTTCGTTCAATAATGATTACTATTCGGCAATCTATCTTAGCGACACATTTGCACCACTGTCTGTGTTTTCAGTATTAAGTAGATATATTATTGTTGACTACACTTTGACCATTGGAGAATACAACTACAATAGAAAAGGGCAGTTGACAATTGTTGTACGAGACGGTGTAGAGAATACCAGCGATCATGTAGCCATCGCTGATAACTATACCTACTCCAGCAGTTTAATAACCGATCCAGGAGGCGATATGATTACCAGTTTTGAATTTAACGCAGAGTTAAAAGACAATGACAATAATACAGGAGATTCTACACAGAGTGTAGATACCATATTGTTATCGTATAAGAATCCTAATCGTTTCCTAGCCACAGGAACTATTTCTTACAATATTCGATACGGTGTCTAAACTATGTTTAATCTCTACGGCAACGAGAGATTGATAGAATGGAAAAAGTTCAGAGACAGTTTAGAATTATGCAGTGATCCGTTAACTCGTGTAGCTGAACTTTGGGCCACCGCCCCATTTGTTAATCCCTATCTCGATTCAAAAAATCCCAATGAATGGCCCGATCCTTGGCATTTAGTACTGGACGGTACGCTAGATGAGCTTGCAATCTCACTTGGCATGCTGTATACTATTAAATTAACACAACGGTTTATGGACTCCAATTGTGAGATACATAAGTCTATGTTGCCAAATAATTTAGAACCCAGTTTTTATCTAGTTGTTGACCAACAGCATGTGATGAACTATGAACCAAGAATAGTACACGGTATTAGTGTGCTAGACAAAGTTCAAACCAACACTTTATGGCGCTGTGATCAGCGACTATAAATATCAAACTAAAATAAAGACATGATGACCATTACAGTAATAAAAAGAAACGGTACAAAAGAGCCACTAGCCGTAGAAAAGTGGCAAGCGCAGGTAGCCAAAGTTTGTAAGGGAATAGCAGATGTCAGTCAGAGCATGATTGAAATCAAAGCCCAGCCTCACTTCTATGACGGCATTACAACTGAAGAGATTGACGGAATAACTCTGAGAGCTATTGTAGATCTAATTGATGTAGAATCAAATCCAGATATTGGTCATGTCAACTATCAATATGTAGCAGGCAAACAACGCCTAAGTATGCTACGCAAAAATGTTTATGGTAGCTATGAAGTCCCGCATCTATACAGTATTGTTAAAAAGAATATTGCCACAGGCCTTTATACCAGCGAACTCCTTGATTGGTACACTGAAGACGATTGGAACAAGATGGAAGACATGTTGGACCATGACAAGGATGAACAATACAGTTATGCTGCCATTGAACAATTGATTGAAAAATATCTTGTTCGCAATCGTGCCACTAAGGAAACTTATGAAACTCCCCAGATTAGATACATGGTTGCTGCCGCCACAGTCTTCCACAAAGAAGAACCAAATGCAGCCAGAATGCGTTACATCAAGGAATACTACAACGCAGCTAGCGACGGCCTTTTCACATTGGCTACACCAGTGTTGGCAGGGCTTGGTACCCCTACTAAGCAGTTTAGTAGTTGTGTGCTTATTCGCTCGGATGATGATCTGGACAGTATTTTCGCCAGTGGAGAAATGATGGCCAAGTATGCCAGCAAACGTGCTGGCATTGGTTTAGAGATTGGACGCTTACGCCCATTAGGTAGTCCCATCAGAGGTGGTGAGATCATGCACACAGGTATGATACCATTCTTGAAGAAATGGTTTGGAGATTTGCGCTCATGCAGTCAAGGAGGTATTCGTAATGCAAGTGCTACAGTCTTTTATCCAATTTGGCATCACCAGTTTGATGATCTTATTGTGCTTAAAAACAATCAAGGTACAGAAGAAACTCGAGTCCGACACATGGACTACGGTGTGGTGTTATCCGCTTTCTTCTGGAGACGATTCAAAAACAAAGAAGACATAACATTCTTTGACCCCAACGAAGTACCAGATCTATACGAAGCGTTTTATAAAAATACTGAACGCTTTGAAGAGCTGTATGTAAAATATGAAAAGCGCAAGGATCTTCGCAAGAAGACAATCAGCGCCGAGGAAGTTTTCAAGAGTGGTATTCTGAAAGAACGCACAGACACAGGTCGAATCTATCTTGTATTCATTGATAATGTAATGAACCAAGGACCATTTGATCCCGAGTATCACACGATTTATCAAAGCAACCTGTGTTGTGAGATCCTACTACCCACCCGTTCATTTAAGAGATTAGACGACGAGGATGGACGCATAGCGTTATGTACACTGGGATCTATCAACTGGGGAGCGTTCCGGAACCCAGAGGATATGCGTAGAGCCTGTAGGATTCTACATCGTAGCCTGAATAACATTCTTGATTACCAAGACTTCTTGTCAATCCAGAGCAAATTGAGTAATGACGAGATACGCCCATTAGGTATCGGTATTACTAACCTAGCCTACTGGCATGCCAAGCGTAGTTTGAAGTATGGCGAGAAAGATGCACTGCACGAAGTTAAAACATGGATGGAGCACCAAGCGTTCTATCTAACAGAAACCACAGTTGAGCTGGCCAAAGAAAGAGGTGCTTGTCAGCATAGCTCACATACCCGATACGGCCAAGGTGTGTTCCCCTGGGAAACTCGTGCCACAGGTGTTAATGAACTAGCAGATTTTACTCCAGAACTAGACTGGGAAACACTACGCACAAATATGAAACAGTATGGTGTTCGTAATGCCACCCAGATGGCAGTGGCTCCGGTTGAAAGCTCAAGTGTTGTTATAAACAGTACCAACGGCATAGAAATGCCTATGAGCTTGATCAGCACCAAGGAATCAAAAGCAGGATCATTGACACAGGTTGTTCCTGAATACAATAGACTCAAGAACAAATATCAGTTGATGTGGGAACAGAAAGACTGTGACGGCTATATCAAAACCAGTGCAGTCATTGCAGCCTATATTGATCAAAGTATCTCAACAAATACATTTTACAATCCAGCACACTTCCCTGATCGCAGAGTGCCTACAACACTGATTGCCAAGAACTTAATGCAGGCCCATGTGTGGGGATTGAAGACATTCTACTACAGTTTAATCAACAAGGCAGGCAGTAAGGCCATGGCCGAACCAACTCCCGAAGTACACTACAACGGCTTCTATAATGAAAGAGAAGTAATCGAAGATGAGGATTGTGAGGCCTGCAAGTTATGAACTACGGCTTTATTAGGAATACTATCCTTAGAGAGGGTAAGCCTTCCTCATTAAAGATTGAAGCATTACCCTACGGGGCTAAGGATCTAGCCCCGGCAATATCAAGAGATACCATTGACTACCACTATGAAGAGTTAGCCAAGACCTATGCCAAGCGATATAATGCCGGAGAGGGTGATCCAGAGTTCAATGAGGCTGGAGTATTTTTACATAACACCTTGTTTCAGCAATACCAAAAGCCTAGCGATAGTAACACCCCAACAGGTAAGATACTAGAGCTAATTGAAAAACATTATACAACATTTGCAGGCTTTAAAGAAACTTTCTTAAAAGAAGCAATGAGCATACAAGGCAGTGGATGGATTTATCTAGCTCGAGATGGCAAGATTAAAACCATCGTCAATCACGAGATCAAGAAAGACATTATAGTGTTGGTAGATTGGTGGGAACATGCATGGGCATTAGACTATCAGGCAGACAAGAAGTCATACTTAAAAAATCAATGGACAATTATGAACTGGGAACACATCAATGGCCTATTCTGATAAAGTAATTGATCATTACGAGAACCCACGCAATGTAGGATCGTTTCCAAAAGATGATGATAACATCGGTACTGGTATGGTTGGCGCACCTGCCTGCGGCGATGTAATGAAACTACAAATAAAGGTGGATCATGATACAGGTATTATTACAGATGCAAAATTTAAAACGTATGGCTGCGGATCGGCTATTGCGAGTTCGAGCCTCATTACAGAATGGGTCAAAGGCATGCACCTCGACCAAGCCGGATCCATCAAAAACAGCGAAATTGCCGAAGAGCTAGCCCTTCCACCTGTAAAGATACATTGTTCAATCCTAGCAGAAGATGCTATCAAGGCAGCTGTAAATGATTACCGTAACCGACATAGCGTATAAGAAGATTAAACAGAATTTAGAGCGCCGTGGAAAAGGTGTAGGTATCCGGATAGGAGTAAGAACTACAGGATGTAGTGGATTGGCCTACACAATAGAATATGTGGATAACTATGAAGTTGAACAAGGAGTAACTAACTTTGCTCAAGACAATTTTGTTGTATTAGTAGATGCTAAAAGTTTAGCATATCTAAATGGCATGACAATGGATTGGGTTCGAAACGGACTCAATGAAGGATTTGAATTTAACAATCCCAACGAACGAGATCGTTGTGGTTGCGGAGAAAGTTTTAGAGTATAAGATAATGTTAGAAACTATATGTGACATAATGGTAGACGCTTACAAGCGTAATTGGATTACTAGCCGTGACGGTAACGTGAGTATTCGTCACCACGACCGTGATCACTTTTATATTACTCCAAGTGGGGTGCGTAAACAAACACTACAACCTGATCAGTTTAAAAAGATCGGTATTGAGAAAGGCTACTACGATCAGCCACCTAGAATATATCATGCTAGCAAAGAGTTAGAGTACACCGAAATCAGTGCCAACCTAACACCCAGCGGAGAACTGCCATTACACTTTGGCCTGCAAAAAGAAATGGGACAACACACAGGCGAAGTTCGTGTGGTAGTACATGTTCATCCCACTTACTGTATTGCGGCCATGCATGCCGGTATTGATTTGAGTACTGTGAGTGCAGCCTTTCCAGAACTCAATCGCTATACCAAGGTAGCACCCAATGTAGGAGATGTACCTCCCATTAGCCAAGAACTTGCAGATGAATGCCACAAGATGTTACAATTAGACAACACTGGCAATATTACCTACGATATAGTTGGTATTAAAGGACACGGAGTTGTAGCCATTGACACAAGCCCGTGGCGTGCCTACGAACATATAGAAAGATTAGAACACATCTGCAAGATTGTACTTGCATCAGGAAAATATTAAAATGTCAAAACAACAATATAATTTAAACACAAAGACAGACTATCTTAATCGAAAGATGTTTCTAGACCCAGCAGGTCCTGTTACTATTCAACGCTTTGAAGAAGTCAAGTACAAAAAGATAGCAGACTTTGAAGCAACTGCTCGTGGTTTCTTTTGGCAACCAGAAGAGATCAGTCTTACCAAAGATTCAAATGATTTTAAAGATGCCAGCGATGCAGTCAAGCACATCTTCACTAGTAACTTGCTACGCCAAACAGCATTAGACAGTTTACAAGGCCGTGGCCCAAGTCAAATCTTTATGCCGGTAATCAGTTTGCCAGAACTAGAAGCTCTAGTATACAACTGGACATTCTTTGAAACTAACATTCATAGCAAGAGTTATAGTCACATCATTCGCAACATCTATAATGTGCCAAAAGATGTGTTTAACACCATTCACGACACTAAAGAGATTGTGGACATGGCATCAAGTGTAGGCAACTACTACGAAGCATTACACATGGTCAACTGCCGTAAACAGTTAGGTGAGACAGTCACCGAACACGAACATATCCGTGCAATTTGGATGGCACTACACGCAAGTTATGCGCTAGAAGCATTCCGCTTTATGGTATCATTTGCCACAAGTCTTGCAATGGTAGAAAACCGCATCTTTATTGGCAATGGTAATATTATTAGTTTGATTCTACAAGATGAGCTACTGCACAAAGGTTGGACCGCCTACTTGATCAATCAAGTGATCAAAGAAGATCCTCGCTTCTTGGCTGCAAAAGAAGAGTGTGAGCAAGAAGTCTATCAACTTTATATGGATGTGATCCGTGAAGAAAAAGCCTGGGCTGACTATTTGTTTAACAAAGGTCCAGTGATTGGTCTTAATGCTAATATTCTAAAAGATTTTGTTGACTATACCGCAGTGGGTGCTCTTAAAGATATTGGTATCAAGTATCAAGGCCTCGCTCCAAAGAGCACACCTATACCTTGGTTTAACAAACATACTGATACCAGCAAGAAACAAACAGCCCTACAAGAGAACGAATCGACTAACTATGTTATTGGAGTAATGAGTGAAGGCATTGACTACGATGCTCTGCCTGCGCTATAATAAATTATGTATAAAGCACAATTCAAAACTAAAAGCCCCTATGAGTCTTGGACCACAATAGGCACCTTTGGCAATGAACAAGGCGCAATTGCAGCAGCCTTGGCCCGTAAGTCTAAAGGTGCTTTGTTAGTTAGAGTCGTTGACAAAAACGGTGCTGTAATCTATTCAAGTTAATTATGAAAACACTAAGAGAATACATCAACCTAATTGAAGGTAAAATCGACGACAGCTGGTTTAAAGACGGTGGCTTCAACACTTTCAAACTGGCTAAACCTATTCACTACGATACCGCAACTAATAGTGGAACTATTGATACACTAGAAGGACCAGTAAGATACGAAGCTGGACACAAAATTATCACAGGCCCCAAGGGTGAGAAGTATCCAGTTAGTCCCGAGTCATTTGAAGACAAGTATGATATTGACGACGAGCATACTGCTACCCCAAAGAAGATCGTTAAGTATGCTAAACTAGCCGACCACGACGGAGTTCTGCAAACCAGTTGGGGCAATCTAGAATATACCAAAGGTAATGATGTCATTGTTCGACACGGCGATGGAGACTACGGTGCCGTCAAGCTAGACATTTTTCAACAGACATATAATACAAAGGAAATAAAATGGAAGTAGTAGTTTGGAGCAAATATCACTGCCCCTATTGTGATCAAGCTAAGGCTTTATTGGGACAGCGTCAAATACGATTTATAGAAAAGAAAATCGGAGATGGATACACTAAAGAAGAATTGTTAGAAGCAGTTCCTACAGCTCGTTCTGTACCACAAATCATTATCAATGGTAATGTCATAGGCGGATTTATAGAATTAAGAAAATACATAGACGAAACCGGTTTCAACGGAACCGGATACTAATTAGGAAAATAAAATGTTAATTGATAAAGGTGTTACCATCGGTGAAGTTGTTACTCTTAAACTTACCAGCGGCGAAGAACTTGTTGCCAAGTTAGTAGACGACGGTCCAATGCATTATAAATTGAGTCATCCACAGGTCATAGGTATGGGACCAAAAGGGCCAGGACTAATGCCTTACTTGTTTACTGTGAGCCCGGACAAAGAAGTAAGATTAAACAAAGGCACAGTTGTAATGATTGAAGCCACAGATAAAGCATTTGCAGATCAGTTTATTCAGAGCACTACAGGCATTGCTCTAAGATAAATATTATCAAAGGAAATACTATGCCAGGAGTAGCTAGATTAGGTGATCCAATTTCAACAGGACACGGATGCGATGGTGCAACTACCCTCACAGGCCCGTCTGGTGATGTATTTGCTGATGGCATTGCTATAGAACGAGCCGGCGACCCTACCGTTTCTCATAGAATATCAGGTAGAGGTTGTAGTGTTAGTCATGTTGCAGCAATAAATGCAGGCTCTGGAACTGTTTTTGTTAACGGCAAACCTATTGCAAGAATAGGTGATTCTGCAGATGCTGGTTCAATTACTGGTGGTTCGGGCACTGTCTTCGCAGGTTAATAATATATATATGAAAAAGTTTTTTTGGAAAATATTAGGATTCCTTAGTTTAGGAATGGCCTACATTGGGTTAATCACGCCCGGCATACCCTATAGTTGTTTTGTGGTCTTTGCCGCATACTGCTTTGCCAAAGGCAGTCCCAAAATGCATGCCTGGTTATACAACCACAAGATATTTGGACCATTCCTAACCAATTGGAACGAAAAGCGAGTATTTCCAAACAAGATGAAATACTTCATGCTGACCATGATGACTAGCAGTTTGGTTATCATGTGGTTGACAGCAGTGCCCGTTCGTGGTATAATGTACACAGCAGCCTTTATGTGCCTAGTGGCAATTTGGGCTTGGCGCTTTCCAGGTTCGGTAGAGGAACACGATAAGCGTATTGCAGAAGGTCGTAAGATTGGATGGTTTAATAATCAATTCTAGTCAACGAATCTCGAGGCTAAGGCGTTAAATATATACAGGCTCTAAGGAGAAGGTTATGAAAAAGGTCTTGATTGGTTTGGCTATCGCTGCAACAGCATTTGGTGCTAGCGCACAACATACTAGCAATAGTATGATTCGTGGACACGGCTGGCAAGGCCCGCAACATCACCATCACCATCATGCTAGATCTAATAATTGGATAATCCCGGCACTGATCGGAGGAGCAGTTGTATATGCTGCCACCCGCCCAGAACCAGTGATTGTTCAGCAACCAGTTATTGTTCAACAGCCAAGTGATATAGTTTATATCAATGGCTTTGCCTACCGTAAACAAATTATGGTAGTCAATGGGCAGTATCAAGAAGTCCTAGTAAGACTTTAAAAATTTACACACACAGAAAAACTTAACATAACAGGAAAAAGTAACATAATGGTAACAGGAAAAGTAAAGTGGTTTAACGATGCCAAAGGTTTTGGTTTCATTACTCCCGACGACGGTGGCGCAGATTTATTTGCACATTTCTCACAGATTAATTCGAGTGGCTTCAAGAGCTTGCAAGAAGGACAGACTGTAAGTTTTGAAGTAACTCAGGGTATGAAAGGCGCACAGGCCAGCAACATCCAGCCTGCCTAAAAGAATTGTTGTAATCCCTTCAAAGTGAAGGCATTCTGGACGCGGGTTCGACTCCCGCCAGGTCCACCATAAGGAAATTGTATGATATTACCGTCAGTTTTAGGATTAGTAATATTTGTATTATTGATAGTTTTTTTATGATGGGCCTGCCATGGTTTCGACAGGGTGAGATAATAGAGACGGCAACACGGTAGGCGATGACCGTAAATCAAGCAAAACTCGTAAATGCAAACGCAGATACATTCGACTTCAGCGCAATGAGCTTCACTGGTAACTCTGTTACTGGCGCAGGCAAATTTGCTCTAGCTGCCTAAGAAACAGCAGGTCCGAGGTAGTTATACCTTGTCATCCAAAATAGCAGAACCCGCTTCGGCGGGTTTCTTTTTGTTCGCACAATAAATATATTCAGCAACATAGTTGCTCTATGACTGTTTGGCTAGCAAGGACCCGTAAGGGCGATGGATGCGTCTGTCAATAGCTTTTAGACGATTCAATTCGAGCAAGGCATCTCAGTGCCTTTTATTTTTAGCTTGCGATTAGTTGACAGGCTTAGAAGATCCTGCTATAATAACATATCGACAAAGTAGAATACATATGGACGAACTTAAAATTAGAGAAGACGAAGGTAAATTCTACGTTTACTTCAACGGTCCTTTTGGATCATGTGCCTATCAAAGTGATCCGTTCGATACACTAGAGGCCGCAGAGGCATTTCGACAAGAGCAACTAGATTCAGCAGACTTGGGAGAAACAGAATGAACCTCGAAGACGTTATAAATTACAAAAATTTGGTGTACTAAATATAAAATGTTAGAAGAAAAAAACATACAATCAAAGAAATATCAGTTAGGACAATTTTTTACACCTGTAGATCTTGTTAAAGAAATCCTTGACAATATAAAAGTTGATTCTGATATTATAATTGAACCTAGTTTTGGAGGTTGCGGATTTATCGAACCTATGGTTGAACTGTATCCAGAAAAGAAAGTTGTAGGAATTGAGCTTGACACAGAATGGTACGACAAAGGAGTTGAAAGATTCCCTAACCTAGATCTGTATCATTCTAATTTTTATGACATTGATAAAGAATTAGTTTTTGAAAATAAAAGTGTATCTTTTATTGGTAACGTTCCTTTTAGAAGCCCAGCATATAGTTTGACTACACATAAAAAATATGTAAAAGGCCTAGCACACAAATACGGAGTTACTGGTATTAGAGAAGAAGCTGTATTCTTTATTATAAAGACTGCAGATATTATGATTACCAATAATTATACTGGTGGAATCCATTATATTATTCCAAAAAGTCTAGTTACAAACGATTCTAAATTTTATTTACAATTTAAAAACTTCTTGAAGAAGCATTTTAAAATTGTGGCAGTATTTGACGTAGATCCATCTAAGTTTGATAATGTAGCACAGGGTTTGATTGTACTTAGTATGCAAATTGGTGGCGACACTACAAACTACAATACTCTCCATAATGGAGTAGCAGAGCCAGTAGACAATGTATTGCAAATGTTATCGCCCGACATTCCATTCCAACAAATTTTTAAAAAGACATACCTAGGATCAGTACCTGCGGAAAGTTTTCTAATTAGTTCGCCCGGGGAATCCCAAAAAGAATTTAAAGATAGATTGGTTAGGATTTTTAGTAATCCGGTGACCGCATCATCATTAGCTACAGATTTAACGCACGATAAAAAATTCCACCTAAAAATTCTTAGCAGTAAAGATCCTATTAAAGTACAATCTAAATTAGAACAAATTGCAGATTATATAAACGAAGTTAAAAAAGTTGTTAAAGATTTATCAATTTTTGCAGATGACAAGAATTATAAACCAATTCAGCAGCGTAAGGTAACACGATTTTATTTTAGGAATGTAGCACTGAGAAAATGTAGTTTTGTATACGAACTAAATCCAAATCCACAACCTAGTTTTTACTTTACATCTAATCCCTCTAGCGGAAGTACTGACTACTTTGGGTACTGTGAATATGACATTACTAGAAATAGTAGTCCTGGATGCTGTAGGACTGTTCCTTTAAAAGATATAGCTGCTAATCTGACAGACGAATTTAAAGTGTATTGGAATGACGCAACTGAGAACGAAGACGGTATTTCTCTTCCATACGAGTTTGTGTTTAGTTACATAAAGTATGTTTCTGCTCAGCCTTGGTACAAACAACAAAAGCAAATAAGAAAACGTTTTTATTTTTGTCTTCCTAAACAGTTTATGAAAGAATGGATTTCCTCTTTAAACGCAGAAACAGAAACAACAACTATGGCAGGATTTTTGGCCCTACATAAAGAAGAGCTGGAAATTATTGATGTTAAAGAACAAGAGTCAAAAAATAGATTCAACAGGCTATTTGCATCTGGGTAAGTTTTGAGTAAATTGATAGTAGAACCCGCTTCGGCGGGTTTCTTTTTGGCAAAGTCAACTAATTATCGTGTCGAAGTTGTGCGTACACGCACAAGTTTTGTTTGACAGCCTGTGTATAATTGTAGGATCATATATCAAAAAGGAGAAATTATGACAACTACAATTACGATCAAAGACAAGGCAGTGAACAACACTTACCAAAATGTCACAGGTCTAACAGGCGGCACAGGCGATGGTGCTACATTCGATGTAACAAAGACCAACGGAACATACTCTGTTGTCCTCGACAGTCTAGCAGCCAGTGCAGGTACTGGTTATCTAGCAGGCGACACAATCACTCTTGCTGGTACGGCACTAGGTGGCACAGTGGCTAACAACTTGATCGTTACAGTGGCCACAGTTGGTACTGCTGGTAAGATTGCTACCTTTGGTGTAGTAGGCACAGGTCGTACGGGTGACGGCACCGTTGATATCACTGTAGATGTTACCGGTACCGCAGGCATTGACACTTACACAATGGGTGGTGCTAGCACAGAGTTCACTACAACCAAAACTGCCAGCAAAGTAACTTTGGCAAGCAGTTTGATTAGCAACATGGAATTCAATCTTGCTGATCACGAGCGTGTTGTGTTTACAGACAAGGCCATTGCCTATGATGCCACAGGTCGTGCAGGTGATGTCTATGCATTGTTATCTGCCGCATTGGGTACAGCCGATGTTACCAACGCATACAAAGGTATCGGTATCCATCTAGCTGATGCAGGTTGGACCAATAAAGAACTAGCTACAGCATTGTTAGCCACCGATGTTTACAAAACTGATGCAGGTGGCGTTAGCAATGAAACATTTATCAAACATGTTTACAAAAATGTCATGGGCACCACGGCTACACTTGCAGAGGTAACAGCCTTGACAAACTGGATGACTGCTAACAACTATAGTCAAGCAGATGTTTTGGTCACTGCCAGTGAGTTGGCAACATTCGAAACTACCATTGGCTTGGTAGGATTGGCAACCACTGGCATCGAATACACTCCGGTTGTAGTATAATTCCAAAATGGCGTCTTTTGGCGCCATTATATTTGACCTCCCTAGTGAAAACGCTATATACTATCACATGATGGTATACATCATTTAACAAAGGAAATTAAAATATGAAAAAATTTGCTCTAGCAACTATCTTGATGGTGGCCGCATTCGGTGCGTCAGCCGCTTCAGTTACCGCAGAATATAACAATGCCAATGGTGTTGACGGTTCTGCAAATCAACAAGGTTACAACATGTCTGTCAAAGGAAATGTTAGTAAAGGTGTCGATGCTGATGCAGGAATCCAAACTCGTAGCAACGATAGCACTGGCGGAATCAGCAGCACCCGCTTAGAAGCAGGCCTAACCGGTACAGCTTCTTTGGCTCCTAGCTTGCCATTTGCCGTTTACACAAGAGTTGCTTCTGGTCAAAAGTTCACTACAACTACTAACTACACCTACTACTCAGTTGAGCCGGGTGTTACAGTACCGTTTGGTGGTTCTGGTCTAACAGCTCGTGTCGGTTGGAGATATCGTGCAGCCTATGACACAGCTAATGCTGACGAAACAAAGACATGGAGAGCAGGTTTGAGCTATGCAGTAACTAAGCAAGATACTATCGGTGTTCGATACGATCGTATGCGTGGTGACACTAATCAAAATACAGTAGCGGTAAACTACACACGCGGTTTCTAATCAACCGTTGTTTGTAAAAGGGCTCTTCGGAGCCCTTTTTTGTCATTGATTTTAGCTATTGGCGCCATTAAAATATTTTAGCTAAAACCTATGGAAAACCATTGATCTATAGCGTAAATAAACATACAATATAATAACAAGAACACACAGTTCTTATTTCATTTCACACACAAGGAGATTTAAATGAAAACAGTCGGTGATAAATTAGCCCCATTCACAGTTACAGGTGTTCGTCCAGGACAACCAGAAGATGCATTCTTTGACATTACAGAAAAGTCATTTGAAGGCAAGTGGAAAGTAATTGTTTACTATCCAAAAGATTTCACATTCGTTTGTCCCACAGAGATTGTAGCCTACGACAAACTAGCAGGCGATTTTGCTGACCGTGATGCAGTATTGCTCACAGGTTCAACAGACAATGAGTTTTGTAAAGTTAGTTGGCAAACAGCCCACGCTGATCTAAAGAAGATTACTCACAACCAATTTGCTGATACACAACGTGGCGAGTTATCATTGATTGAACAGTTGGGAGTATTCTATGCTCCAGCCGGTGCCGCACTTCGCGCCACATTCATCGTTGATCCAGAGAACGTTATCCAACACGTTACGGTAAACAACTTGAACGTTGGTCGTAGCCCAGAAGAAACACTTCGTGTATTGGATGCTCTACAAACTGGCGAACTATGTGCTTGTAACCGTACAGTAGGCGGCGAGACACTATAATGGCATTCATCGACGCTATCAAAGAAGCGTTGCCAGACTACGCCAAGGACACCAAGTTAAATCTTGATGCTGTCCTGTTGCGTAGCACATTGGATGCTGATGTGGCTATGGGTTGTGCTATAGCCGCACTCGCCTCAACTGGTAACGGTAAGGTTCTGAGCATCTTGTTAGCAGATGCTCCAGTACACGCAGAGTCAGCTATGTGTGCCGCTTCAATTATGAGCCAAAACAATACTTGGTACCCCTTTGTTGAAATGGCAGATGATCCAGCATTGAAAGGATTGCCAGCACAGTTGCGCATGAATGCTATTGCAAGTCATGGCGGAACTACCAAGTCAAACTTTGAAGCATTTAGTTTGGCCGCAAGCATTGTGGGCAAGTGTCACTTCTGTGTAAAAGCACACTATGAGACATTGAAGACAGAAGGCTACACTGTGGAACAACTTCGTGATATTGGACGAATAGCTAGTGTTATGAATTCGGTAGCCAAAGTTCTAAACAGTTAATTTGAACTTGACAACCTCCAAACATTCTGTTATACTAGTTCTATAGTTTAACAAGTTTGGAGGTTTCTTTTGACAATGCACTTAGAAGGTCCGTGGCTTAGTACCACAGGCAAGCGCAAAGGCAGGCAAAAGTTTGCATCAGCTGAACACGCAAGAAAGGCTAGAGAATTGGACGAATCTTGGAAAGAACTACAGAAGAAGTGGGCAGTAGAAACTGAGGACAAAAAGCGTAAGCGAGCATTGTCTGCAGAACCTCTCAAAGGTAATTACAGTCTAACCATTCCAGAAGGCCGTAACACTACTTCTCATCTCAAAAGTGTTGACACTGGCGGTAATGCTCTGTTGAAACCTAATCCAGTTTATACCGGAACCAAAGTCAAAGGCATTGCCACAATGCACAAGAGTAATGCGGTACCTGTGTTTTCAGACGAAGAAGCAATTGACATTTCTAAAATGAGGAGATAATCGTGGCACTAACTCAAGAACGTTTAGCGTATCAGCGTAAATGGCGAACAGAAAATAAAGAACTGTATAACGACCAACAGCGTAGAACTCGTGAAAGTCGAAAGAAAAAAATAAATTCTGATCCTGCTTATTTTATCAATTACACATTTACCAGTCTTAAGAAAGGAGCAAATGCTCGGGGGTATGCATTTAACCTTAGCAAATCTCAGCTGACTGAACTTATTAATTCTAATACTAAATGTGCCTTATCTGGTAGAACATTAGTTATGAAACAACACGATCCTAACAAGGTGTCCATTGACCGAATTAATAACAAGCACGGGTATTCGTTAAAGAACTGCCAGACCGTGAGTCAACAAGTTAATAAACATCGCCTTGATTTAGGTGTTTCTGAGTTTGTAGAAATGTGTTGTGATGTTGCTAAAAATCACGGGTATGTGTTAAAATGAATCGATAATCACCAGTTTCTCAGGTGATTTTGGTTTTATGGGGTATATATTACACGTTTCGCAAAGAAACTAAGATAGTTGGTTAGATGAAAATGTCAAAAGCATGGAAGTTTAGCCCGCGGGTCTTGGCCAATGAGAAACCCGTATTTTCGGGATGCCAAGGGTCGCCAAAGGTACCACAAGTTATGAGCTGTGGTGGCTAATGGAGACGACTACACGAAAGTAGGGTTCTTTCAGAGCCTCGTGAAGTTACTCCCTAATGAAATGTTGTAGTAATGCAACACCAAATTATAGGAGATAAAATATGGAAAAATTCTTTAGACTGACAGTTTTTGTCGCAGGTCTAGTTGCAGTAATCATGCTGGTGCAGAATATCACTGTTACCAAAATGACCAAACTGAGAGAAGCTCAGATGTTGGGCTCACCGGATATCGTTTCGATTAAGACTCGAGAACGACAACTCGAGTGTCTCGCGATGAATATCTATCGCGAAGCAGGACACGAATCCTTTGAAGGTAAAGTAGCAGTAGCACAGGTCACTATGAACAGGGCGTCTCATCCCTCGTTTCCAAAAGATGTCTGTGGAGTGATCTATCAAAAGTCAGTGATTATGGACAAGGTCATTTGCCAGTTCTCGTGGTATTGTGACACTGCTCATAGGGCTAGACCAGTTAACCAGGGTGCATACAATGAAAGTATGGCTGTGGCTAAAAAGGTTTTGCTAGAAGGATTTCGACTTGATGTTATGAAAGAGGCATTGTACTATCATGCCAATTATGTTAACCCTCGTTGGAATTTAGAAAAAATTGGATCAATCGGCAATCACATCTTTTACAAAGGAAAGAACTAAAATGATAGACTTTAAGAAATTCAATCCTGTACCGCATTTTGAAACTCTTGAAGAGTTCAAAAATTGGGCAGTAGCCAAAGTTAGTCATATCTCAGCAGAAACATTTGGATGGCTAGCCGTTATTGTATTACATGCCGCAACCATTCCTAGTCTATTTGCTGTAATGAATGGATTGACTGACAAGATGCCCGCAGTGGATCTTGTGCTCCTATGCTGGAGCGGACTAACTCTATTGTTTATCAAGGCAGCAGTTCAAAAGGACATGCTCAATGTAGTAACCATTGGGGTTGGCTTCATTATCCAATCGGCAATGATGGCATTAATCTTCTTCAAGTAAATTGGCTAAGCACCCGGTTGACTTTGAGCAGCCGCGGTGCTATACTTATTATATCGTTAACACACACAGAAAGGCAAACGATGAAGGCATTTGTATTAGGCACAGTTTTTGGGCTGATACTGGCAACTGTTGGTTTCTCCGGCATTGCTCGTATCTTTGATAAAGGCATTGACACAGTTAAAACACAGTCACAGGAGTTGGCAAAATGAAAAAGGCACTACTTTTAATCCCTATCGTATCTCTCTTTACTGCCTGTTCAGGTATGAAGACCATCGACGACCGCAAGAACTATGCACAGCCAGATTGGTATCAAGAATGCCAACAAGCTGGTGTAAAAGGTTACTTCTGGTGGAAGAAAGAGTTCGCTTATGCCTGCGGTGGTGGTGAGTCAATTCACGCACAGGCAGCTGAAGAACAGATGTACGCTATTGCAATGAACAACTTTGCAAAACGCATCAACTCAGAAGTCAACAGCGAAACCAAGATTGACTTTGTCAACGACAAAAAGTCTACCAAGACTTCAATCTCCTATGTTGTTAAAAATACAACTATTCGCGAACACATGAAGACTGAAACTGCACAGTTCACTATGCAGGGTCGTCACTATACCTTTGTGCGTCTTGAAATGCCTAAGGAAGTGTTTGACACTTTGATTGCCGAAGCTAAACAAGCCAAGGCACAGTGATGAAAGCAATCGGTCTAGCAATCCTTGCCTTATCGTTGGTTGGCTGTAGTTCTTCTCCAAAGGTTGCAGCCAACAAACCACAATACTGTCATACCAGTCAGAACATTCTGGTCAAGAACGGTGAGACAGTTGACAGTGCGACTCTGTTAGAGTGTACTGATGATCAAATCAGGCGTATGCCAGCGGTCAAGTTAGGAATGGCTTCTAACTGTGGTTCGTTTAGCTATTGGATGAAATTAGGAGACAAGCATGTTCAGAGGCGCGGTATCAGTTGCCAAAAATTGGACGGTACTTGGGAAGTTATTAATACTGTTAACTAGCACTCCGGTGTTAGCCACAGATATCAATAACCCTAGGTTCTTCGACTATCGAAGCGGTCCAGCGGTAAGTGAGTTATTAAACATTGCCTTTGGTTGGTTTAAGACTCTTGACGACGAACAGAAATCAGCGTATTACCAAAGTATTACTCATGCGGTGATGTATGCTGAAAATGGCCAGAAGGTTGAATGGCATCAAAGCAATGCCAGCGGCTATAGTGTGCCTGTTATGACTTGGCCTAACGGTAGCGGTTACTGTCGTAGAATCTATATTCAGGCCATTGCCTATAACACTGAGCGTACCATGCATCGCACAGCCTGTTTTAGTAATCCGAATACTAAATGGCATTGGGTAAGGGAATAAATATTAGCTCAATGAAAATAAATTTAAGCGACAAAATCATAGCCTGGCTAGCATTACTCAGCGGATTGACTATATCCGCTGTTGCCATTTGGTACAGTGTGGCAGGACTGGTCAGTATTTTTGCTGCCGCAGTGATCCCCATCATTGTCATGGGTGTGGCTCTAGAGATTAGCAAACTGATTGCCACTGTATGGTTGAAATTAAATTGGACACGAGCTCCAGTTTTTATTAGAACATACCTGTTAGTGGCCATTGCCGTATTGATGCTGATCACCAGTATGGGTATCTTCGGCTTCTTGTCAAAGGCACATAGCGATGCTGGTCTAGTGTCCGGCGATGTAATGGCCAAGATCAGCGTCTACGATGAAAAGATTAAAACAGCCAAAGACAATATAGATGCTAACCGCAAGGCACTGAAACAAATGGACGAAGCTGTGGACCAAATCATGGGACGCAGTAGTGATGAAAAAGGTGCTGACAAAGCGGTACAGATCCGCAGAAGTCAAGCCAAAGAGCGTGGCCGCTTACAGGCAGAGATTGCAGCCGAACAGAAAACAATTGCCAGCCTCAACGAAGCCCGTGCCCCTATTGCCGCAGAAGTTCGCAAAGTTGAAGCTGAAGTCGGACCTATAAAATATATTGCTAATTTTATCTACGGTGATAATCCAGACGCTAATATTCTAGAGAAAGCAGTTACCTGGGTAATCATTATTATTGTTTCGGTATTTGATCCGCTAGCCGTTATTCTGTTGTTGGCAAGCCAATACAGTTTTCAATGGTTTCGCCAAGCTCGAGAAGAACAACCTGCGGAGGGTGACAGCCCACCAGAGCCTGAACCTGTCGTAGACAACCAGCCACTCACTGTCACAGAACAACCTGTGGAAGATGATTTTAAATTCCTTGCAGAGTACGAGCCGGAACCTATCCCTTGTGTAAAATGTGGAACATCGTTGACTGAAGTTCCTAGCATCGGTCTTGTTTGTGCCAATCCTGACTGCGACCCTCCTGTTCAAGAAATAATAGAAGAAGAGAAAGAAGAAGAGAAAGAAGATCACGAAATAATGGCCTCTGCCGAAGTCGGTGAAAAAACTATAATGGCAGCATGGAAACATGATCATCCGGACAGCAGTTTAAAGCTACAACGCCGTTTACTCGAGCGTGGATTAATCAATAAACTTCCTTGGGAAAACTACCTATCACCGAAAGCAGATTTTATAGACGAAGCCGCAGAAGAAGCAGCCAAGTGGGCCGAAGAGCAAAGAACAAAAGCTGCTGGCATAGGTTACATGGAAAATGTAGACGGACAGCAAGTTAAGAAAACCATTGAAGGTTACACACAAAACGCTGAACAAAATGAAAGCACTATTTGGCAGCGTGTAAAGAAAGCAAAAGGCGAATAATGAGTGACAAAGTCCTGCTGGTCACAGCACCCGACGATACCCCAATCGATGCAATCAGACTTTTACTAGTGGACCTCACTCCAGAGCACACACAGGTGATTTCTGATGCTCTAAACGAATTTACAGCTATACCTAATATTGTTGCTTATATTTGGAGAACCGGTGATTCAGTAGATTGGCTGCTAGATAAAAAACACAAGAGTCACAGTATTATCTTTAATGCAGACAGCGAAGACCACATGAT